CGCAGTCCATGTTCACGGAGATCGTCCCGCGCAACGCGCAGCGGGGGATTCCCCAATTCATCATTTGAAGACCCGAGATCCTGTGATATCCAGGTCGGTGGAGAGTGAGCCAGCTAACCATCGACCCCCTCCTCTTCCTTCTCGTAATTCGCCGCCGTCATCGCCGCGGCATCCAAGGACGCCTTGGCCGCGATCTCCGCCACCATCACCTTGGTTTGGTTGTTGGCATCGGCGATGAGCCGCTCGTTCTCCAATTGCATGGCAAGCTCACGCAGCTTGAGATCCGCCTCGTGTTGCTTGAGCGCCAACTCGTGCTGCTTCTCCTGCGCATCCTTCTGCAACTCGATCTGCGCATCCAATTGAGCCTTCTGCGCTTCCATCTGCAGTTCCGCCTGCCGATTGGCGGTCTGGGCCTGCTGCTCGATCTGCGTCTTCTGCGCATCCAGCTGCGCTTTCTGCTGGTTGGCCTGCTGATCGGTCTGCGCCTTGATCTGCGCGACCTGGACGGCCTCGGGCGGTCCGGGAGGGTTCGGCGCCTTCATCTTGTCGAACGCGTCCTCCACCGCCATGCCCATGCGAGCCCGGCGAATGACCGCCATTACCAGCTCTTTCGCAGCATCGATCGGCATAGCGCCTGATTGGATGATCGGTGCCAGCTTCTCCAGCATCTCGGAGATGCCGACCATGACTTGAGTCAGCCCCTGCATGTCGGAACTCAGCGTGGCGGCGATCGTGGAATCAGTCTCGACGTCCACCTTGAAGCGGCGCATCGCGGTCGAGCGCATGAGTCCAATGACGTCTTCCCAGGTCGGCATTTGCAGCATGGGATTCGGAGGGGGCGGAGGCTGCCCGGGCTGCGGAGGCATTTGAGCCTGCTGTTGGGCCAATGCCTTCTGCTGCTGTGTGGGGAACTGTAGCTCGGTCATTTCAGCGAACGTGGCCGGCTCGAACTTCGCGCACATCGCATCCGCGGCCAGACGGATCAGATCCTTGGCGTAGCGCTGCACTTCCTTTTGCATGCGCGACAGACGCACCGAGTAGTTGGTCTGCTTCAACTCCTGCGCGCCGCGCGTCTCGTCCGGATCGGTGGCACCGCGAATGATGTCGCTGATGCCGGTCAACTCATCGATGATCGCCTTTTGCCGGTCCCGAGCCTCGTAGAGCGCTTCCAGGACTGCGACTAGCTTCTCGATGGGGAACCACGAGATGGCCTTATCGAGTCCCCCGGAGTCCAACCACGCCTTGGCGTTCTGGATGGGGATCATCTCGCCATCCGTGGCGGTCATCAGATCGTTCAGTTCCGACAGCTGCGAGTCGTACATGGCCCGCGCGCGCATGTCGGCGACGGTCTTGTCGATCCGTGCGCTGATCTTGTCGAGCTCGTCCGCCTGGTTCTGATACAGGCTGAAGGGAATGACCGGCAGCAACGAACCGGTGTCCTCGATGATCCTCAACGGCTCGGGCACCGGGAAGAAACCTGAGAACGCAATGGGCGGCGTTCCCTCCGGGTTGTCCTTGGGGAAGATCAGCTCGTCACACTCCTCCTGTGTGAAGAACACCCGCTCGTCAATCTTGTCCCAGAACTCCCAGAACTCCGCGACCTTGCCCGTCTCCTGTGCGCCCTCAACCGCTTTGGGCTCCTCCTGCTCGGCAACCGCAAACTTGACCTGCCGCAGATCCTGTTCGTTGAACTTCTTCAGTGCGTCCGGGCGCGAGAGCTTGTGCCGGAAGGCGACCCACGGCACCTCATCCCACACCCGGCCATAGCCGTGACGAAAGTCGCGCCAGTCCACGTGCTCGGGCAGCACCTGCTCGTACTCGACTTCCTCCTGCTCTTCCCCAGCCTGCACTCCGATTTCGTCGTTATCGTCATCCTTGCCCCCACTTTGTTCGGATCGCTCGCCGGGCAGCTTCGCTTTGTCCCCCACTTGCTTGAGCGAGGGGATATAGCGAATACGCGAGACACCACGCCCACAGAGCAGGCCATCCAAGGTGTCGTTCTTGAGCGTCTGGTCGGTGCACTCGTAGTCGATCATGACCATGAGCGAGCGTTCGAGGACCTCTGAGACAGCCTTGCCCAGCGGGTCCGCATCGCGGAAACGTCTGCGCACGTCAGGATTCGGACGAGAGTTATAGATCGCCGGTCTCAACGTCTCGGTATTACTCCAGAGTACGTTGAAGCGGTTCTTCTTGCGCTCCTCGCCCCGATAGCGCGCAACGACCTTCTCAGCCTCCTTAAACCAGTTCTTCTCGCGCTTGGTCGCGAGCGTCAGCTCCTTCTTCCACGTATGAGCAGAGTGTGAGGACGTAGTCATCAGTAGTAAGTGACCACGACGCAGTAGCCATCCCCACCGTTGCCGCCCGCACCCGCCGTGCCGCCGGTGTTGGCAGATCCGCCGCCACCGCCGCCACCGCCCCGAATGCCATTGCCGCCCCGTCCGGCCGTTCCCGAGGTCGTGGTTGAGCCGCCACCACCGCCCCCACGCGCCCCTTCCAGAAGTCCAATGTTGGTAGTGACCGCATTGCCGCCCGCGGTCTGAATGGCGCCCCCGTTACCGACGTTGCCCGTAGAGCGGTGATACCCGCCTGCCCCGCCATTCTTGGCCACAGGCCCTGCGGTCACGCCGCCGCCCGCACCACCGCCATTGGAGCCCGCATAGGACGTACCGCCATCCGCGCCAGCGACTGCCCCAACCCCACCACCGCCACCGGAACCGAACATGGCGCTTGTGCCCTGGGCGCCAGAGCCGCCCGCGCCATAACCGAATATGGCCGGATCTGCAGCGCCTCCTGTGCCGCCCGAAGCATTCGAGCCCACGGTCGTATAGGTACCGGACCCACCACCGCCCGAGGCTCCTGCAGAGACACCCACATTGCCTCCACCCCCTCCGAAGGCGGTGAACCACGCTCCAAAGGTCGTGCTGCCGCCTGCCGTTCCGGAGGCTCCCGCAACCGCCCCTGTGGCTCCCGCCCCGATCGTCACAGTCTCTGTCGCACCCAGCTGGGAGGTCTGATACGTCTCATCGACCGTGGCGCCCGAACCGCCGCCGCCGCCCCCTGAGTTAGTGGTACCGCTGGCCGTCGCGATCCCTCCACCCCCTGAGCCCCCGCCGCCAATGGCAAATACGCGTGTCACGAGCGGCGTGCCGGCTGGCTTGGTCCAGGTGTTAGCACCTGCCGCTGTAAATACCTGCACATCGATCGCAGGAGTACCCGCGCCTGTGGTCATGAGGTTGCCGCTGGCGTCGAACTGCAACCCCCCTTGCCAGACCATCAGCCGACCACCACAACCCGGCCCTGAGCATCGAGCTTCAGTCCGTTCTCGTAGGTGAAGGGCGCAATCGCCTGACTGGCTGCCACCAAGGGCACGAGGCCAGCCGAGTTCACGGGAAAGCGTGTCATATCAACTCTCCGACAGCCGCTTGGCTGTCTGTCGTTTGATCATTTCATTGATGGTCATGTCGGTGGGCCACTTGCGCGGCTGGTCTTTGGGCTTGTCACGGATGTAGGGACGCGACATGCAGATATAGCGCAGCCCGTCCGGCGGATGATCCTCGCCTTGGGTGTCAGCATCCTCCGGCTTTTTGACGTCATGCTGGAGGGCGGGCAATGTACGGATCAAATGCGGGCAGTTGGAGAAGATCACTAGCTGCGGTCCGTCCTCATCACCCTTGAGGCGAGCACGCACCTGATCCCAACCGCCCATTGCGCCAACTTTAGCCACTCGCGAGTTATCTGCACGCCGCCAGTTCAGATCCATCCTCTCGGCAATGCTGGGACCGCCATCGCGTGCGAATGCCGCTGGGTCCAGCACCTCATCGGACATTTTCTCCCCGCGCTCCATCTCGCGGATGCCTTCTGCCACTTCCTGGGCAGTCTTGCGACACCCAACATTGGGCTCGCCGTTCCATCCATACCATTCGCGATAAATGACCAATGCTCCACGTGGAACATGTTCGATTGATCCATCGCTAACAGCGGCCCATCCAATCCAGAATGGCTTGGCCGAGCCCCAATCTCCTCCGCGGATGCGTGTCCAATGATCCGGAATCTCAAAGGGTTTGATGATGTGATGCTTGTCGCTGAACTCGGGGAAGAACGCCCCAGCCACGACATTCCAATCACCCTCCAACCACGCCCGTACCAACTCAGGTGAGCCCAATCCTTTGAGGCGCTCCTCGTAGCCGCGATCTGCCTTGAGCAGAATTTGATTGTCCCGGAGCCGCGCGCGTACAAAGAGACGCGTCGCGCCACCCTCTTCAAACACCTCGCCACCCAGAGGGTATTCATCGATACGGAAATACTTCTTGACGGTCGCATGTCCCGGACCGCCCGGATTGCCGGAGCTGCGGATGCGCTTGTTGGGGATCTCGTACGCGCTACGCAGACGGGCTTTGAGCTTGATATAGGCCGACATATCCGGCCACAACGGCAACTCATCCCAGCCGATCCAGGTGTATTGATGCCCCCAGTAGTTCATCCAATCGGTGGTGGATTCGAGGTGGCGCATTTTCAGCGTCGCCCCGTTGGGCCAAACCCAGGTTGTCTTACCCTCTTGCCACTGAACTCCTGGGAACCACGGCGGGTAGATGACTTGGCTGCGGGCGATGAGTTCCTCGAGTTGAGGATGGGTCTTGCGGAAGAGGATGCCGTGCCAGTGCGCTCCCCAGGGCTGCGGGACGTCTTGAGCGAAGTCGCCGAGGAGGTAATCGCTTTTGCCGCCGGCAACGGCCCCCCCATAGAACAACTCATCCACCCAGTGCTTGCGAATGGCTTCCAGTTGCGGCCCACGTTGTGCGCGCCAGGGTTCAAGCGTGACCATTCAATTTTGGGTGGGGTTCGCGCTCTTCCACGGGAACAGGTTGAGCGGTGTATTGGCCGATCGCGCCCGAATGATTCGCATCGACGCTGGAGAGCTTGGGCTTCTCGTACCCGATAGCCGCCTTGGCAGCATCGAGGCGCAAATCCATGGGCGCTTCCGCGTTCTTGTAAACGAGCATGAGCAAGGCGTGCGCATCGCCGTCGAACCCTTGTAGACCCAGAGCCGCCGCAATTTCGGCTGCGGTGTGCTCGATCTCCTGAGCACGCTCACGCGTATGCTGATTCTTGGCGCCTCTCGGCCTGCCTCTGGGTTTACCTGTGCGCTTGCCCATTATTTGACCATTTAAATATTGGATTTATTGGCAATCACTGCGAGTACTCACAGGACAGCGCCAGGATGCCGCTCGCCCCTCCTGGAGCGACTGCAGTCACCGTCACCTCATATGTCTCCCCTGGATCGCGGCTGAAGCCCAGGAGCTGCCAGAGGTACTTATCCAGGTTGGCAATGCTCGGGGCGTGCCCGGCAATCGATGGGTAATACAGCGGCGTCCATTGGACGCGTGCGGTGTCCAGGGTGAAGGAGGAGACCAGCACGCTATCCGCCCCCACCACCGGGAGTTTGGTCGTACCGGCTTTGACCACACCGCAGATGTAGAGCGAGCCGTTGGGGTTGGCATCGTTCATGACGTCCATGCGCAGAATTCGCGCGGACGAGTGCAGCCGGAAGAAGTGATAGGTCGCCCCTGCAGGGTCTCCCGAGGAGAACGGGCAATACTGCAATGCACGCAGCGGGAGTACGTTGTCTGCGCCTTGGAATTGGATCTGATCCTGGTTCTGCAGCAACGGGCTCTTCACCACCAAGATGCCGTTGATGGTCGAGATGGCGGGGTTGAACACGTTGATGTTGAAGATGTTCGAGTCGATCGGGCTGCCCACGCCATTGGAGCCGGTGTAAGACAGCGGGTACGACAGCGACTGCCCGAGCGGAATACCGATCCCGGTCGGCACCCCCGACAACACCCCAGCATTCCCGAGCGTCACACCATTCGGAGGAGTGCCATTGAGCACAAACGCGGATTCGTTTCCGAAATACGGACCGGGATCGATCGAGACTCCCGCCCCGACCACGACATTGAGATCTGGGATGGGTCCTGAGAACGTCACGTTGTTCGCCGCGGTCACCGTCACGCTGAACGGCACATCGATGTAGGTGCCGTCCGCGTTCGTGATGCGGTCCACGCAAGCAGATGTCCCGTTGCTCGAGGGGGTGCCACTGATCGTGCCGGAGCTCGCCAGGCTCAGCCCGAACAGCGACCCGCTCTGCAATGCGTGGGTGAGAGGGGCCGAGTCGGCATCGGTCTCCTGGACATTCACCGAGGCGTCAAAGCTAAACGCCACACCCTGCGCGCCCTTGAGCGTGCCGATCGCCCCTACGGCCGTAGGCGGCAAACCGCGAAGGTCCCAGCTGGCTAACGTAGTCCAGACGCCAGAGCCCGGCGTGTTATAGCGGTGCGTCGCGTTCGTGGTGGCTTTGGGCCAGACGACCGTGCCGTCCGTGCTGACCGTCAGGGCCGTCGGATATTCGATCTGGGAATTGTTCGGGATATCCGTCGGAGAATCATAGAAGCGCGTAGGCAGGTTGTTCGCATCGAAGAGGAGCGGTCGCAGGATTCCGAGATTGGTGAAGGCACGGCCCGTCGCCGGATTCAGCGTGATCGTCTTGACAGCCACCTGCGCGGTATTGGTGGTGACGGTGAGGGTCAGTGCACTGCCGTATTTGAGACCGCCCTGAACGATGCTGATCGTGATCGCGGTCGCGGTCCAACCCGTCACCGTTTGGGCCACCGTGACGATGCCATCCGTGATCGTGACCGTTCCCGCACCCTGAGAGGCTCCGAAGCCCGAGCCGTTCACCGCGATCCCGGTATCCCCGACCTTCACGATATTCGTCGTGTTGACGTTCGTGATAGCGGCTGTGCTCGCTGAAGACCCGAACGCGAAATAGCCGAACTTGCGCCCCGTGCCTTGGACCACCGTCCAGGTGACGTCGACACCGCCCGCCTGGAAGGCGCTGACGTGTCCGACGATCAGATCCGCATCCGTGGTACTCCCGACCCGAATGCCCACACTTCCCACCCGGTGCTTGTTGGCGTTGCCCCCGATGGAGGTCGAGGCGCACGAGCACGTCTCCTGAATCGTGCCGTTGTTGTTGACGCTGACGCCAAAATTGAACATGGCGTTGTTCGAACCGGACCCCGCAGCCCCCGCCTGGGTATCCGCCCAGGGCATCCACAGGACCACCTGGGGCGGCGCGCTCATACCCGTGATCACGGAGGTGGTCCCGGTGCTGGTCGGCGTAGTGCCGATCCCCGTGGCCACCACGAGGTTATTGATGCTCAGGCACAGGAACTGCACCCGGTCGGTGCCCGCCGCCGCATCCGAGATCGCGTTGAACGTCGTGCTCGTGACGGAGGCAATGGTGCCGCCCCAATTCGAATCCCCCGCTCTCGAGCCGAAACTGAGGGCCGACGAGAGAATCCCTGAACCGCTTTCGGTCGTGCCCCCGCTGGTATGGCCGTTGATCAACGCTACGGTCCCGGCTGCCGCCCAGGCGCCGAGCGCAATACACCCGAATCCCGCAATCGCCGCCTCGTGACCGCCGCTATCGAACGCCAGGATGAGGTTCGGCGCCGTCGACACCCCCCCGACGGTCAGGTTGTGCGTGACGGTACGGGTCTCGCCCACACTCCCCGAGGTGAAATCGACCCCGCAGACCGAGGCGCCCTGCACATCTGCGCCCCCTAAGAGCAATGCGTTGATGAGCTCACCGACACCCGAGGCCGTATCAAGTGTCAGCCGTCCGCCGTTCGAGAGCGCCGAATCCACCGCGGACGAAACGAAATAGGGACTGCCTGAATTGCTTCCCGATCCCCAGGCATGCGTGATGTCGATCGTGCGATGCCAGGACGTCGGATTGGCCGCATCAACGCCGTACTGACTTGTCACCCCCTGGTTGGTGCCGTCCGACATCCCGAGCGAGATCGCAACATGAGCACCCGTGGTGTTGACAGTCGTTGTCTGCCCACCCCAGTAGATGCGTGCCTTGCAATCACCACTGAATGAACTGTCGGTGAAATCCGCTGTGTTGTTCGGCGCCGTCTTGCTCGTGGCGGCCCGAGATTGAACGAGTGCGGCCTTGATACTCATGCGGCCACCAACAGGTATGCATCGTGCTCAGCAATCACGAAGGCTGCACTGTTGACTGTCGTGCCGTCGTTGACGGTCGCCTGGGCAACGCTCCCACTCCAGTCAGAGGGTTGGATATGGCGCCAATTGCCCGTTGGGGACGGCGGCAAGGTGATGGTCTGCTGTCCGTTACCCACCGGATTAAACACGGCCAGTGCACTCGACCACTGACGCACGTAGACACCATTCTGCCAGCCGTTACCGACCCCAGAGCCCCAGTTGATGCCGAACTGAGGTTGACCCAAGTTGGTCGTGACGGGCGTTCCCCAGTTGACCCGGAACTCATCCAGGATGATCTGGACTCCCAAGGTCGAGGGCGTTTGCTCCATCGCCACGTAGTGGACGTAGAAGTTGGTAAAGATCGCCGTTGAGAGCGTGACCGCTCGTGCATGTCGATCCGCCCACGCCCAGGCACCTGTAGTACCGTTTGGATTGTTGAATCGAGCCGGAGCAGGTCCCAACACCTGCACGCACAGGTGATCCGGATCGATCGAGGTAAGATGATTGGCTGCCCACTCTAAGGCTGCCCGCCAACAGTTGAGTGAGAGTTCCCCCTTGGTGTAGATGTTGGTACCCGCGAAATCCTTCGTCCAACCACCGAACCGCAGTTGCAGGAGTGTCCCGATCGGCGGAGCGCTACTGACCGTGGCGCCGCCCGGCCAGGTCAGCACTTGATTCAGGTTCGGGATCTGTCCCGGAGAGGGTGCATAGAACACCCGACCGAACGAGGTCGCGGTTCCGATACGGTAATTGCCGGCCAGCATCTCGTAGACGTGCGCATGGAAGATCCCCGAGAGTTGGCTGATGTAGTTCTGACCGTTGACGTGATCGATCCACCAACCGATTGCGCCGTTCTCGCCGTACTTCTTGCCTTGAGCGACGAGATAGTCATGCCGGGCCTGCATGCCGGCGATATAGGCGCTCTGCATGCTCGCCGAAGACCCACCCTCTGTGATGCCGTCCTCGTTCCAGTCGAACCCGCTGAAGGCGTTTGGCGAGGTGTCATCGGTCAACACCCCACTGACCGGCAGCGCCATGTCGCCGATCACTGCATCGATGTAGCGGACGTTCCAAGTCTTGCCGTTGAAACTGCGATGAACGGACTCGTTCATCATCGAGAATCCGCCGCCCATGTCGATCAGCGCACTGCTGGGCCAGCTCCCGCGCGCCCAGAAATTGGCGTCGGTAGCGAACTGCCAGAGCGTCCCATAGACCCCACCTGGTTTGGTCGTGGGAAGTTCCTGCGGGATGGTGTAGGCGTAAATGTCCGTGCCGGGATTGGCTGCTTTCACCGCCGCAATCGCGGTCGAGTAGCTGGCCGCGGTGAGCCCGACCACCGGATTCATCCAGATCTGCCAGGCGTTCAGCGCCCGGTTCGCGATCTCCGTGGCCGACATCGGGAATGTCGTCGACCCCTGCAGATACGCAGCGAGCCGAGGCCATGTGCTCGAGGTGCTGCCCGTGGGAACCGGGGGCGCGGTCCGCCGGTTCGTGCCATCGCTGAAGGCGAAGAGCGCGTTCTGGCCGGTGCGGTCAACCACCGGCGAGGCTCAGTGTGGGATGGGCCATGCGAATCCAAAAGATGGAGTCGCATTCCCATATACAGACATTTTCCCGGGTGAACTACCCGTCTATTTCAACGATCGTGCGCGGGTAGCCATTTCGGGGGACCAGCCGCTGCGAAACCGTGATCGTCAGGTGCGCGGGGCTGTCGTCCACGATCAAGCGCTGCTCACGCAGTGAGTCAGTCAAAACCTTGGTTCCCCCGACGAGATTGTCGAAGTCCAGCAGCCGCCTGCCCTCGCGCAAGATCCTTACGACGGCCTTGTCGAACGGGTCTCTGAAGGGCACATGAGCTTCCGTCTTGGCGACCAGCACGAGCATCGACCAGTGCCGGCGCATCCCGTGGTAGTGACTCCAGTGCTTGCCCTTCATCTCGTTCATGCTCGGGGAGGCCTCCGGAATGCTGAGCGTGATCATCCCTTCGGTTCCTTCTGCGCGAGAATCAGCCGAAAGCGTTCAATTTCATTGCGCCGCAGTAGCTGCTCCAAACTCGGCGGCCCGCAGCGCTGCTGCCAGTCACGAGCCCAATTCTCAGGACGCCAGTGGCTGGCGAATCCTCTGCCTAATTTCATAGCGGCTCCGCGTAGACGGTTTCGAACGCCTCTGCCCACGTGACCGGCTTGCCCTGCTTCGAGCCAATCACAACACTCGCCAGTCCACATTCGTTGATCGCGGATCGGAATTTACGCATGCGCGATTGTTTGTCCGTCGTGCCATCAAACACATCCGGCCCGCGATGATCTAACATCCGTTGCGCGAGAAACATTTCGCTGGCTATGTCGCTCATAGGCGCCAGCATCGTTCCTTCAAGTCGTACCAGAGTTGGTTTCCATACTGCCGATGCAGCTGTATCGCATTGCAGTCCGGGTCTTTCCCTGTCGCTATGCGTGCGGCTCTAACCTGCCGTTCCCACTCAGCAGGTTTCTTCTGACGCAGTTCCTCCAGGTTTCGGATTGAGCGATCCTCACCCTCCTGGAACGCTGCATCCATGGCTGGCGTGCGAACTGTTGGAGGCAGATCCTCCTTGGGGCGCAACTCCGAAGGCTTCGGGAAAAACTTACTGCGCCGCAGATGTTGGTCTGCCAGTTGCCGAACGCGGGCAAAGGGCAAATCGCGCAGCGCTTCCCACCCAGCGCTCACCAGCGCATCCGTCAGATCCTTGCCGTAGACGGCGGCGAGTTTCTCCATCAACGTCCGGAACTGCGGGAAGTCGTCAGCGTGCATTGTCGGCTTCCTCGTCCGGGGGCGGACGCCAGGTGAGCGTGGGTTTCTCGGCACCAGCGCCATTCCCTCGCGGCTTAAAGTCTGCGGCACGCCGGCACCAGATCCGCCACGTGGCATCCCAGTCATGCTTGCGCGCCTTGGCACCGGAACTCGACCGCCAATGGTCGGTGAAGTTGGCGAACTCCCGCTCCGGGTCCGCCTTCTCGGCTTCCGCGATCGCTCGCCTCTCGGGGGTCAGTGCGAAATCAGCCGGCAGGCGGGTTGCGCCGGCGGAGCGCGCAGCGCGAGGCTTTTCTTTACTCTCCGTAGGAGAGTTTCTTTTCTTACAGTCTCGGTCTAAGTCTGAGTCTAGGTCTACGCATTTTGTAACAGACTCGTTACGCGTTACGCTATGTGTATGAACTCCGTTACGTTTAGCGTTATTCCTAGCGCGCCAGGCAGCCTGCCGAGCCTTATTGTCAGAGGCCCTTTTTTCCTTTGCAATCAATCCATTCTTTTCACAATAGCCCGGCAGTTGCACTGTGCCGTCGTCGAGTTCAGCGACCCAATCGCGCGGAACCATGTCGAAAAAACCTTCGATTCCGACGAATGCATCGAGGGTCTCTGAACTCATCGGTAACGTGTCGTCGTTACGAATGTGCTCATCCGCATAACACCATAGCGTTACGAGCGCACCACGTAACGCGTTACTAGCGAAACGTAACGCGTCTCCAGAAGAGAGATCCTCGCCCCCTCCGCCGGGAGTCTTGCGGGCAAGGTGGTAGCGATCAGCAATCTGCTTGGCCGATTCGATCAGGCGTGGATCGTCGGCCATGTCCTTCCAGAACTTAATCCAACCACTCATTGAAGGTTCGCTGTATCTGGTGCGCACAGCGATAAGCGCAGCGCCCTCCGAGACCCAGCCTCGGCGCCTTTGGAAGAACGCCCGGCTCCGAAGGGAGCACGCCAAGGGGAGCGCAGCGTATGGACGGGCGTGGAAATTTGTGATGTAGACCCTCTGGCGTTCATGATCAGGGGTCTGACCCGAGCTTGGGTCGAGGGGAGAATCCATGAGAATCGCTATTTTCGGTGTTGCACTGCTCGCCGGTTGCGCCTGGCAGACTGACGCACTGCAACTCGGTCCGGATACCTATCAGACCTCGGTCACCGCAGCCCCGGCGCGCGGGGGTGTCACGGGAGCTCGCGAGATGGCGCTGCGCAACGCCAACAAGAAATGCGCCGCGCTCGGCAAGAGCATCCACGTCACCGACATATCTACCGAGCACGATTTCCCGGCTGCAGGCGTCGCGACGGTAACTTTCGAATGTCACTAAGCGGCTCGCTGTGCTTCGGCATCAATCGCCTGCTGCAGTCGCTCAACAGAACTCACGCGCGGATCGGTGACCTCGGCCCGTAGGAATTTGTTCAGCCAGGACGAACTCAGCTCGTACTTGCGAGCGAAGGCCTCCTGAGTCAATTTCCGGTCCCGGAGGGTCTTTTTGAGCTGGCAGCGAACGTTATGTAAGTCCATGCCCGTATTCTTAGCACAATCGTGCTAGCGTGACAACGCTCATGCTGTCGCCAAAAATGAATAATAGCGCTAGAGCTTGGGAATACCGTGTTCCCATGCCTCCCCGCAAAGCAGCAGCACGTGAAGTTCTCGCCAGAAACCTGAAGGTTTTGATGGAACGCCGTGACTGGCGTCAAAAGCGTCTCGAACGCGAGTCTGGCGTGAGCCAGCGGCACATAAGTAGTCTGTTGAATCAACAACAGGACTGCACTACCGACATCCTCGGCTCGTTAGCCACGGCATTTCACGTGCCGGCGTGGATCTTGTTGGTGTCAGGTCTACCGCCCGACATACTCGATTCCAAACGGATTCCGGAATTGGTTGACCACTACGTGAACGCTGGACCCAAAGGTCAAGATTTCATCGACCGCATGGCTGAGCGCGAAGCTGCTCATCGTGAGCCAGGGGCGCCGGTCGTTCCCATACGAAACACTAAGATGGGCTAGGGGTTACCCCTGCCTGCATCACAGCATTCTCGCGTTTAGCACGATAACGCTTGACATCAGCAGTCTTCTGCTAGCATTATCGCGCTATGGAATTGCGGTTGGAGAGACGGATGAGCGCCGACACCCTCAAAGCCTTGGCCTGCAGCGCCGCTCTCTTCGGGCTGTACCTGGCTGGCTGCTGGATGGTGATTCCGTGAGATCCACGTGTTGCTGCTTCGCGGCGTTGTGGCGAGGTCGCTGCCGCCGATGTCATGCGCCGGATGCGCCTAACCGCGTGCGTATCCACTTCGTGCACTGGTGGCCGTTGTACTGGGCGGTGATTGTTGGAGCGGTAATCGGGGAATTGTTGTACGAGGGCACGCTGTCATGAAATTGCGTACGAGCAATACCAGTGGCGAATGGACCTGCATCGATGACGAGACCTACTCCGGTCCCGGCGATCTGATCGGCACCGGTGCCACCGAGCAGGCGGCCAAGGATGACTTCTTCGAGCAGTGGATCGGTCGTCAAGTCGATAACGACATCCGCAATGCTCTCCCTGCCATGGAGAGTTGGGATGCGATGTTACGGCAGTTGGTCTTCGGAGCACGGCAATGACCATCTACTCCAGCCGGCAGTATCTGCACGGCGAACTCAAGCGGCTGCGTATCGATATCGAGTTGCGCACGTTGGCCGGAGAGAAATCAGAGGCACTCCAGCAGCAGGCCATGACGTTCCTGCAGACGGCTCTACAGCTGCGGGCGCTGTGCGAGGGGAGATTGCAATAATGGCGCACAAACTCATGGACTTCGGGTTGTGGCTGCTCGCGATCCTGTGGCTGTGCTCTTTCCTGGCGGACCATCTTCGCGCGAAGCCGACGAAGCGCAATCGTCGAATGCCACCACCGTCGATCGAATGCGAGCGCACTGGAGATTGGCGCGTGAATTTGCCGGGGTTGGCACGCAGGCAAGGCGACTAGATTTCAAACACCCCGGCGTCGGCCCCTTGTAACGGGAGGCGTTTTAACGTGAGGCCGACATTTTAGGGTCGGCGCCGGGACTGGAGCATAGAATGAACGCGATTATTGTTGACGAGCGAGTGCGGGAACGGGAATCAACCTCGATGGTGCAAGTCATCGAGCGCGCGGCCCGCGATCCGTCGATCGACATCGACAAGATGGAACGCCTGCTCGCAATGAAGGAACGGCTGGACGCCAAGGCGGCCGTTGAGCAGTACAACGCTGCATTTGCGGAAATGCAGCCCGAACTGCCGGAGATCACAGAACGCGGGCAAATCAAGGTTGGCGATCAGGTGCGTAGCACCTACGCCAAGTTCGAAGATATCAACGCTGTTGTGAAGCCGATCCTTGCCAAGCATGGTTTCGGGCTCTCCTTCAAGACGGCCACGAAGGCAGGGAAGGCGGAAGTGACCGCCATTCTGATGCATCGGGCCGGACATCGCGAGGAAACATCCATGGAGTTGGATGCCGACACGAGCGGCAGCAAGAATGGCGTGCAAGCGCTGGCATCCAGCATCAGCTACGCGAAACGCTACACAGCGAACGCTATCCTTAACATCAACACCCGCGGGGAAGATGACGATGGCAAGCTAGGTGGCGGCGGCCCATTCATCACTGACAAACAGGTTGCCGACCTGGATGCGCTCGTGAGCGAACACGGTGGCAATAAGAGCAAACTCTGCAAGTATCTGAAGATTGGGAGTTTCTCTCAAATACCGGCGAAGAACTACGACGCCGTAGTCGCAGAAGTAAAACGCTTGGCTACTGTGGCCGCGGAGGCTCGCAGCAAATGATCGAAGTATTCGACTTCGCACAGGGCTCGCCGGAGTGGTTCGTCGCCCGTCTCGGAATTCCGACCGCCAGCGAGTTTGGTGCTGTCAAAGCCAAGGGCGAAGGCAAGACGCGGCGCACCTACATGATGAAGCTCATTGGCGAGCTGATGACAGGCGAACCGTGTGAGGGCTTCTCCAACGCCCATATGGAGCGCGGCAAGGAGATGGAGCCGGATGCGCGCAACCTCTATGCCTTCCACTTGGATCTGGAACCGGTGCAGGTTGGCTTCATCCGCAACGGGCGCAAGGGCTGCTCGCCGGATTCGCTCGTTGGCAACAACGGGATGAGCGAGATCAAAACGAAGCTTCCGCATCTGCAGGCCGAAGTGCTGTTGGCCGATCGGCTGCCGCCTGAGCATCTTCCCCAGTGCCAAGGCAATTTATGGGTCGCAGAGCGCGAGTGGATTGATTTCGTGTCCTACTGGCCCAAAATGCCGCTGTTTGTAAAGCGCGTCTATCGCGATGAGGTCTATATCAAGACCCTCGCAACTGAGGTCGATCTCTTCTTGGCGGAGTTGGATACCCATCTAGCCATCCTGCGTAATGAGCCGTTGCGGGTGGTCGCGTGAAACTCTGGCTCGCCAAGGTACAGCGCGGCGCCAAGGTCGGCTTGATCCCGACTGACGACGAGTCTCGCGCTGTCCTTGGCAGGTTGGGCGAAGGCGAATGCGCTGAGTTCGAAATCGTGCGGCCACGCAGCCTGCCAATGCACCGCATGTACTTCGGGATCTGTCGCGAGATCGGTAAGAACCAGGATCCGGTGCGGGATGAGAACAGTATCGACTATGAACTGCGCCTCCTGGCCGGTCATTACGATGTGTATCACTTCGACGGGCACGAGGTCCGAGTGCCGAAGCGGATCGCGTTCGCGCATCTCACTCACGATCAATGGATGGAGTTGTGGCCGTCGCTGGAGCTTGCGATCCGCGAACGCTTTGGCGAGGAATATTTGAGGGAAGCCGCATGATGAAGATTCCCGTCTTCCGCTCTCCCAAACTGCTCGCCAGCGCCAACGGCAAGCCCTGCGTGAAGTGCAAGCGGCAGATTGAGGGCGTGGTAGCGGCTCATTACACCGGAGTGCGACGTGAGGCCTTCGGGGGCGGGCTCGGCATCAAATGCTCAGACCTAATCCATGCCCGACTCTGCCAGGAGTGTCATCTCGAGATGGACACGCTCTCGCGCAACAAAGATCTGAAGTATGACCATAGCGAGCAGTTCCTGACGCTCTGCGGGCTGACGTTAATTCAGTTGGTGCACGAGGGCGAGTTGGGCGTTCGGCGGGGGAAAGTATGAGCACGTTAGATTTGCATCAAGCCGCTTCCCTGGCGCAGTGTCATCCGGATACGATGCGCCGTCTGATGAAGTCCCGCGAAGCCCCTGGTACAAAGGTGGGCCGCAAGTGGATCGTCCCTAAAGATGTCTTCCAACAATGGCTGGAGAAGCGATGCCACTCTATCGCCGTCCCCGGAGCCCCTACTGGTGGGTCCGCATTGGCCGCAAGACTCGCAAGTCAACGGGCACAACGAACCGCCGCGACGCGGAAGAATTCGAGCGCGTCCTCCAGCAGCGACTGTGGCGACTCGAAAAACTCGGAGACCGTAGTGCCCTTTCGTGGAACGAGGCAACTGAGCGATGGTTAGTCGAATCCTCACGCAAACGAGCTCGGGATCGCGAGGCGCTCACATGGCTCTTGCCGAGACTCACCGGACGCACGGTCTCGGAGATCGCCGACCCGGATGTTTATGCCGAGTTGCAGAAAGATGCGCTCGCCGAAGGCTGGAAGCATGCGAGCGTCGATCGCACGATGGCGACCCTACGTGCGGTCCTGAGAGCCTGTGCGCGCTGGCGTTATCTGGAGCATGTGCCACAGGTACCCATGTACGCCCCGAAGGCGCCAGAGCCCCGCTGGTTGACTCAAACGCAGTTCCAGGCCCTATGCAAGGCGCTGCCTGTGCACCTGCAGCTCGCCGCCCGCTTTGCCGTACTCACAGGCTTGCGGATGCGTGCAATGCTTGGGTTGACCTGGTCGCGGGTCGATCTACGGGCGCAGCGTGCTTGGATACCGGCCTCGCAGATGAAGACCGGGCGGCCGCACGGCGTGCCGCTCTCTCGAGATGCAATCAAGGTGCTGCAGCGCCTACGCGCGATCAATCCCAAAGGCGACCTTGTCTTTCAATGGCACGGCAAGCCGATCGACTCCTGCTATACACCGGTCTTCAAAGCCGCGGTGAAGCGCTGCGGGCTACGTCCTTTTCGCTGGCACGATCTGCGACATACCTGGGCCTCCTGGGCGGTACAGGCCGGCATTCCACTCCAACAAGTGATGGAGTTGGGCGGTTGGAAAAGCTACTCGATGGTGCTGCGGTATGCCCATCTGGCCCCGTCACATCTGGCGGCAGCGGCGGAATTGGTTAGTCGAATGGCATGTAAGAAGCCAGCATGAATCGCGAAAACACAGGCGTTTTCAAACGCGGAAAAATTTGGTGGTACACCACCGGTCGCAAGTCCAGGCACAGTAGCCGCTCAACTAACATGGAGGACGCGATCGCACTGAGGGCGGCTGCCATCGCCTCCAATCGGACTCGGCTGGTGCACGATGAGTGGGGCCGGCGAGTACGCGAAGGAACGGCAAGCAGCTATGCATGGCTGAGGCGCATTTATACGGGGATGCAGACGAGAAGCCGCCGCAGCAATCGGCTGAACTGCATGACCTTCGAAGAGTTCGCGCATCTGGTGCTGATGTCCAACGGCAAATGCGCGATTTCCGGCTTGCCGTTCGCAGCTGAAGGACGCGGGCCGTTCACGATGAGCATTGATCGAATCGATAGCAAGCAGGGTTACTGCCCCGGCAATGTCCGGTGCGTCTTGCTGGCTATCAATCTCGGAATGTCCCATTGGGGTGAGGAGTCTTTTCGACAGATCGCAAGAGCGGTTGTCGGGCAGGAATTGATTTCGAACGCGTACGTTGGGAGAACACTGGTTCCACGTGGAACCAGCGAGGAAACGCCATGAATTACGGCATTTCATCGCCATTTTTCAAACAGGTTCCGCTGCGTTCGTCATGCGGAAGTTCACAGCTAAATCAATCACTTAGCAGCGCCGAATCGGATCAATCCGGGCCTAAATTGGGGGTGCCGGAGCACACACGCGGCACACAAGGTTGGGTGGCGCGATGAGCCGCGCGTCCAAGCACCTCAAGCGCAGGCCGAAAGCCAGCCGGTCGCGGCTCATCCGCAGCATGGAATCCGCCGCTCGTCGGCTCCAGCGATACGCCGAACGCGCCGAGGGTGATCTCGGTGAGATTGGCACCGGCATGTCGCTGCGCGCCTTTGCGGTAGGGCTGCGGGATCTGGCTGACCTGCTGGGCGAGCGGCGGATGACCCTGCGCCCAAGCAGGCGTCGTAACACGAGAGCATCCCCAGGCGCGTCACAGCCATGAAAGCCCGACGTAGAAGCCTCCTGCTGCGCCTCCAATGGGCAGGCGACGGGATCATAAGTCTGTCAGACATCCGACCCCTGTTTCGGGAAGCGGCGCGCGAGTTGAAGCGGCTGATGCCGAAGCCAACACCGAGGCGCTTGAGATGATCATGGCCGATGAGCAGGTCTTAGCACAGGTGAAACAATGAGTTGGATTGAAGCAGCACCACGGCGGCTCGACTTCTGCGGTCAACCACCCTGCCCCCTATGCTATCGCTGGACTGACGAGGGCGGTCAGCCGCCGATCAATGGATTGCACAAGATGGCGCTCGACTTGCTCCAGAAGGGTTGGGACGACCTGAGCAAAGACGAGCGTCGGGACCTGGAAGGTATTGGCCGAAAGATCCACAAGGATGGAATCGCTGCGCTTGCCAGCCCTCCGGACGAATTGCCGCCGCCGCCCGCTGACATCGGCATGGACAGCGTGCGACAGATTGAAGGCTGGCTGAGCGAACGTAAGCGCTCCATGCCGGCGAAGCCGCGAGTTCTGACCTGCGATGAGATCGCAGAGCGCCAGGGCGCCAAAGAGGCAGAGCAACAGCGCAAGGCCAAGGAACGGAACGAGCGACTGAAAGAGGCTCGCGAGGTTGCACAGATCTTCGCCGATGCTCAGCGCGGCCAAGATGAACGGCCGCAGTACGAGGAACAGCGGATGTTGCGCGACATCGATCCGAGTTTCGTCAGCTACTGCCGTGACAGGGGAATCATGGACCCGCGCGAGATCTATTCACGGTGGCAGCGGGAATATGGCAGCCGTGCAATGTCGCCAATGATGATGGACCCGATGAAAGGACCAAACCGATGGTAGACCCGCTCCCCACTGACCCGAGCAAGCGTTTCCGCAAGAGGCCCGTCGAGGTGGAGGCATGGCAATGGAATGGGGTCTGTCACTTGGACCACGCACCTGCTTGGGTACAGAAGTACCGCGCAGAGATCTGGAACTCTGATAGGAGCATGCGCATCCGGCATCGGATCAAACCGGAACTGGGTTTCATGACCGCTGATTGGCTTTTGATGGTTCCGACGCTCGAAGGCAACATGTATGCGAACCCAGGCGACTGGATCATCAAAGGAGTGAAGGGCGAAGTCTATCCCTGTAAGCCTGACATCTTCGAGGCGACGTATGAGCCAGCCTGACTCCATCTCTTCCACAGAGCAGTTAAGCCGGGCCGAGCAGTTGACTTATAAGCTGCTCTACCAGAGCAGCGGCCATTTCCGCGAGTTCGTAGATCAGCGGCGAGTCTACGGCTACTCGAAACGCGATATCTGGGATTCCTACAGTGAGGTGATGGATGGAAACGAAGACCATAGCCAAGCGCGCTTTTGACCATTACGTCGCGCTCAACGAACTGGCAGCCATGGTCGCCTTGGGGCACGGTCGCATCGTATGCACCGGGGATCTGACTGAATTTCAGATCGCAGAGGCTCGCATGGAGAAGCGCATGTATGTCGATCCCAGCGGTATCGGCTACGTGCTCCTGCCGTGGTCGCTCAGCACTGCAAAGGACAAGGCTCGCGAACGGGAGCTGCTACGATGACCAACTCCGAGAACGCAACACGGACTGCAGAAGAGAGCGACCAGCCGGTCACGATCGAGAGCCTGCAGGAACTGCTGCGCGAGGCTCGCTGGTACGTCTTCCACGCCGAGGTGCCGCACCAAGGCGCTTATGACGATCAACAGGCCATGCTGAAGAAGATTGATGACGCTGCGCCACCCCCGCCTCCACCGCATCCGTATGTGTTTGAGCGGTGCGAGAAAGATGCTGATTGCAACCTGGGGAAGGGCCACACGGGAGATTGCGATGACATCCCATTCTGACTCGCTCCTCCGAAGACCGAGCGCTGGTCACGCTATCGCCATGATGGATTGGCGTGTCGAGCAGCATCGCGGTCACGCCGGCGTCAGTGGGACAGTCATCCAGTTCGACGAATGGAATGCGATCAAGCGATTCATCACCAAGGCGACCGAGGAGTTGCGCATCGTCGAGCGCGAGATTGGTGTTCCTTCGGAAGCGCTGAAGATGATCGAAGCGACGCCAGCGAGGAAGCCATGACAATTGCTCGGACATCGGAAAAGCGGAGCTTCCTGGATTGGGATTCCATCCGCGAGTCGGAGGGCTTCAAGGTCGGCGATCACGTGCGCTGTCGCGGTGCCACCGTGGGTGTGATCCGCAATCTGATTCTGGCCAGCCCCGGAAGGATGCGAGCGCGAGTGAATTGGCCAACGATTCCTTTTGAAGTCGAGGGAGTAGTCCTCTCGAGCAGCTCGGACCAATTCATCGACCTTGCCGACTTGAAACACGCGGCGCCTATCAGCCCCGAGCAGCCGGCTACCCGCCAACCACTCCAACTGGAGCTCGTATGAGTGACCACATCCCATCGGGAACAAATCGACAGCCGACCTCAAAAGAGCATGTCTGCCGCTACTTGGAACTGTGCCCGGACGGGAGTTACTTCTGTGGCGGGTGTCAGAAAATCTATCGACTCGCTCCCGAGACGAGCGATGCTCGCTGAACCACGTTGGAAGCAGCTGGGAGACGGCTCCGTCTGGCCGCGGCCTGGCGATATGCCGGACGGCGATGGGCTGGAGTGGGCTCTTCGGTATGCACCCGAGAGGCTTACGCGAGGCGATCAGCTGCACCTGGCATCAATTGTTGCGGCCTATCGAGAACTCCTCTCCTGCACCGATCAACGCCGCCGCGAGGTGATTCGGGGTATGCGACCAACTCTACAGCACAACCCGAGTCTACCGAAATGACCACAGACGACGAACTAAAAGAACTGGAGCCGCTGTATCCGCAGGCTGTCGAGTTCGCCAAGTCGGAACTGTCGATGTCGATCTCGAAGCTGCAGCGTAAATTTCAGATTGGCTACAACCGCGCGGCCCGCATGATTGAACGCTTGGCGGCTGACAAGGTGCTGATCTTCAACAATGTGACTGGCGCCTACAGACGCGCTCCTACATCCTCCGAAGGACAGAAATGACAATCCGAACAATGAACCTCCACCAGGTCGATGCCATCAGCGCCCAGGGGAATGCGTGGGGGAGCGAGCCGCCGTGCCTTGTGTTCGAGGCGTACAGCGATGGCGAGGTCTCGCATCGGATCAGAATCTACGTGCGGCCGGTCGATGTGGAAGAGCTCGGGCGGCGGCTCTGGGAGATTCGCGATAAGTACGCGAAGGCTCTGAGCGATATGGACGCCGTGCTAAACAGGTCAACTGACAATGGATAAGCGGCTCTTTCGTCGGGGCGCGCGGATAAGCCCGAAAGTACCAGAGCCGCGCCCTCTCAGTGAGGAAATGCCGTTTCACGAGTTCATGGCAATCGTCGGATTGTACGCGGTCAGGGATTACAAATTCGATAAGCAGAGTTTCCTGATCTATTGCGAAGCAGCCTACGAAGCCGCTAGGCGCGCTCTCAGCGCAAACCCACAATCATCAACTGGAGAATGAAACATGGCCTATGGTCAAATATCGACAACCGGCGTTGCCTATCAACAGATCGCACAAGCTGGGATGGCCGGCAGCGCTCAGACGGCATCCCCGCCAGCCCCTACCCGCTTCTCCAGCTTCGCCGGCCAGTTGGAGGCCCGCGTAGGGCAAACTGCGCTCCTCTTCGAGCGGCTTTCGCGGGTGGCTGACAGGCTGAACGGATCGGTACCCGAGGAGGCTGGTACAACCAATAAGATCCGGGGGAACGGCGGCAACATCGCCTCCCAGATCGAGACCTCGCTAGAGGACTTCGAGACGATACTGCGGCGCGCCGAGCGGACTGTTGAGCGGCTTGAGGCGCTCTAACCGTGTCCGAGGGTCAATAGTTTGCGTTCACTTTGGGAAACGTTTACTGTACGAAACATGAAGAAGGTCGGTGATGTGATCCGGTTCGCTCGCGAAAAGCGCAAACTAAGTCTTAGGGAGGCTGCCAGGCTATCCAAGGTGTCGCCGGCAACGCTCTCGAAGCTGGAAGCTGGGGCTTTGAACCCCACTCTGGCGACGATGCAGGCGCTTACGCGGGCGCTGGGAATCAAGCCTGCCGAGTGGTTCGAATAGCGGACAACCAAAGGAGCGAGGCATGGACTTCCCTGAAATGAAGATGGGCCTGAAACGGCCTGAGACGCTTAACGAACAGTTGAAGATTCAGGCGGACGTCTCCGCCATGCGAAAGGCAATCACGTTCGGTCGGCGCGATAGCGGTCTAATCAATCGCTGCTTGCAAGTAGCCGAAATGAATGGACTGAGCGGCGAGGAGACCTATGTACTGCTCGCCTATAATGCTCTGCTCCAACTCGAAGACTTCTGGCGCGATCGAGTGAAGCTCGCGATGCTCGATATCAATCCGCCAACGATGCAACCGTAGAGCTTCGGATAACTCAAGCGAGCAAGCATGAACATCGTTGACCCTTTTTTGATGAAAGACCCCTACGAGGTTTCCGAGACAGTCAGGAAGCTTATGGAACCTCGTACCGTGCAGTTTTGCGGAGTGAAATTGGTGATGGTATCGAATCCGCATCTTCTGCCTCCCGGAGTAGTCGCATGGATGTCCTCAGGGCCTGAGCCGGAGCAAAACGTATGGGTGCTCTCATGACAAAAGAGTATTCGGTTCGCACTTCCATTGCGGAGTGCGAATTGAACAACGTCGAGGCGCTGCAAGGCGAGATCGAGCGGCTGAAGGCGTACGCGCAAGAGACAGCCTTGGCGCTCCACAGGCAGGGCGCAGAAATCGAGCGGCTGCAGGCCGAGATCCGCGCGCTGGACCAGGCCAACGGGCAGGCAGTGCGGGAGAACGAGCGGCTGACCCACGAGCGAGATTTGTACCGCGGGCGATGTGAGGCACTGGCTGCCCTGCACTATGGACCAGCGTCCGAACCGGGAGCGTTACCGCCGTTGCCACCTGTCTATGGTACGTTCACCGCGCGTGATCCGAACGATGTCACGCAAGAGCTGTGGACACGCACCGGATACTGGGTTGAGCAGCGGGCTGCTCTGAAATCGCCTGAACAACTATACCGGCTGACGCCATTATGCAAATGCCTCTACAAGCCGAACGGCGATTTCGTAGGCTTCGGGGATTGTCCCATACACAGTGAGGATTACCCGGTAGGGTGATGCTCTGAGAACCGGAGGTGGTCAGTGAGTTGCGATTGGTACATGGCCTGCACTACCTGCCGCAAGGCTGTTCATGTGGCGCAAGACGGGGGTGGCGGCTTTACGTTCTACTCTGGTGAGCCTGCCTGCATGAAGGCATTGGGCACCTTCCTGGGCGCGCACAGCTTGTGTAATGGGAATATCCAGTTTTTGCCCGAGCAGAATGTGATCGACGACTTCGAAAGCGTCGAATGGCGCGCGGTATGTACCGTTGGGGTTCCTCTAAATCCCTTGCGTGCTGTCGAAAATGTAAAGATGAACGTGGATCATGGGATCGCTGGCCCGCACAATTTCGCGCAGTCTCTTCCTGCTAAGGATGTTTCCGGAGCATGCTCGCATCCTGCCGAAGATAGACGCAAAGGCGGCTGGGAGTGGTGTGCGCGATGTGGAGCCGTGATAAGTGAGCCGAGTTGTTGAGGACCAACAATGCTCTTTAGCGTTCAGGAACTGATTTCGCAGGCGGCCAATACTCAGGTGAAGCTACCCTATGGATATGTCCCAGCGCGTCCCGCATGGACCGGCATGGACCGTTGGAAGCATGCATGGTGGGTGCTGACGGGCCGGTGTGACGCGGTATGGTGGCCCGAGGATGGTAATCCCTATAGAGCCGCTCTGCGTCGATGAGCACAACTATGAATCTTGACAACATCGAAGTGTTTTTGAAACGCAGCTATACGCTTAAGGTCCATCTAAGGCCCAGAGAAGGCCGCTACCACGCCCGTGTGGACTTGGGGAACGCGGACACCAGTCACAATTTCATGGGCGCGAGCATTTCCGAAGCGTTGGAGGGGCTCAATCGCTACCTGCACGAGTCAGTCATGGATGCGCACGCTCATAGCGGAAGCGAGCTACTGGAACCCGATCGCGTCCATCTCCCATCCGGCTGACGTGGCCGAATGGTCCTGGATCAGAACCTTATAGAGCGTAGCATCGCCAAGCGTACCCAGATCCTTCAGGGGGACCACGTAGGAGGCCCACTGCCCCGCAACACTCGGCGGCCCGTAGTTCATCACCTCAACCGAAGGCAACGGCTGATCGCCTACCCTTTCCATGTGCATGCCAAACGCTTGCCCGCTTACCGTGGGCTTGATCGAGAACAGCAGCTTCGTCCAGCCGGGATTGGGGAGCTTGTAGTCGGCGGAAAAGTACGGCAGGAAGTACGGCCATTGCACGCCTGCGCCACTGGTCGAAATCTTGATGTCCCGCGTGCCGCCGTTCAGCTGCGCGCCGGTCACCACGTGATTGTAGTCCACCTGTGTGCCCTGCCCGGTGAAGTCCCCAGCGAGCGTTTTCACGCCATTCAGGTACATCCAGGTCACTCCGGTAGGCGTAGGGGTCGGGGTCGGCGTCGGAGTAGGAACTGGCACCGGAGTAGGAATCGCGATCAGCGGCTCTACGAGCCTGGCGATCGCTTGTAACTCAGTGGATGTGAAGGTTACCGTGGCCATTGGGCGTTTCCTACGTGTGAGAGTAATTCGAGGATTGCGAGCAGCACTACCGCGACCCACAGGATATTGACCGGCTTGACCGCTGACCAGATCGCGATGATCAGGGCAGCAAGTCCAAGAACGATGGCTACAGTAATCACGATTGCACCTACTTTTTGATAGCGATGGTATTCAACGCGTCAGTCTTGGCCGCGGACCCGGCTGAACTGCCGAAGTAGTACGCGACGATGCCTGTCCATGCCGTTCCGAGCGAACCCACCATCACCAGCATGACGTCTCCGCCACTGACGGGCTTGCCCTCGACCACGAGATAGCCCAGCACCCCAAAGAAGCCGATCGTCACTAAGTAAGCCATGTATCGCGGGGTTGTGTCCTTGACCGCGATCTCCCGCGCCCGGGCATTCGCGATGTCGTCAAAAACGAGCTTGTCCTTTTCGATACCGAGCTTCTCCAGCTGCAGCTGGAAGTCCTCTTCGGCCTTCTTCAGCGCCAGCAGCTGATCAGGAGTAGCCCCCAGCAACGCCGTCTCCGCCGCCTTATCGTCGCCTGCGGGCGTTCCCAAGACAGCCGAGATGGCGGCACTGGCCAGCGGCCCAAACGGCCCTCCGACCGCCAGGGCCACTGTGGGCGCGACCGTACGCAGGATCTGAAGCGCTCGAGAGCCGATGTTCATTTGATACCGCCGAACGTGAGGGAAAAATGGTTGCCGTCAGGTTTACTGAACCGACCGCCCCAGCAGGCATCCGGATCGAGGGCCTCCCAGAACTCCCCCAGCGCTTTATAGGCGGCTGAGTCGGTGAGGTAGACCTGATCCTTGAACAACTGCAGATCGACCGCCAGACGCTGCGTATGCAGGCTATGAGCGATGCCGGCGCCTGTCTGTGCGTTCAGCGCGGCCTGTTCTGGCGTGCGGTAGAGTTCGCCCGCTGTGAGTTCATAGCCTTGCGCATACGCAAAGTCGATCAGCTTGGCGACCAAAGGGAGGAATCGCCGCTGTCGCTGTCCGAGTGTTTCCGTCATGGTTGTTTCTTCAGAAATACAAAGATAAACCCGATGAAAAGTTGCACGGCCAACATGGCTCCAAGCCCCATCCAGAGGAATTTCTGGACGGATTCAACCTTCTCCACAATCGATTTGTGAGCGTTCTCATACTCTAGCCGTGGCATAAAGGTACGTGCCTGATCGGTGAGCGTGCCGCGGAATTCGTTCTGACTCTCAAACCGGCGTTCGGCAGCCGTCTCAGCCTTTGCAACCGCACGGTCAGCGGCAGCCAATGCTGCCGCGACCGCTTTCTCTTGCGCGGCCAAAGCTGCCGTCACGGCCTTATCCTGCGCATCGAATCTGACATCAACATACTCGCGCAGGGGAATGGCATCGTCGCTCGCCGGCATTTCAGCAGTGCGTTGCCAGCAAGATCATTGCAGCCAACGTGCTGATGTCCTGATCTGTCACCGCCCCGGGCGCCTTCGCGCAGATGGTGTCGATGATGAGTTTGCAGTTGGTCGGCAATACGTCGTAAATGCTCGAATCGGTTGCTGCAGGTTTCAGAACCGCCAGCCGCTGAATGATTATTCCACCACCGCTCATTTTCCTGACTCCTTACATTTTGCGAATAGAAGTTGATTTGCCTTAACGCTGCCGGCAAGGTCTGCGTAAGGGCCTGCTACGAATTTCTGGAACCGCTCCTCCTCCTTGTCTTGATGGACCCATACTTGAGTCTTAATGTCCTTGTAGGCATCTGCCACCGTCCGTTGTGATTCGAAGTATAGACCTCCGATAACGACGTTAGTCATAATTGACAACGCCATGACAATCGCAATCAGTATGTCACGCGCATCCTTCGGCAACGCCAACTTGAACTTATTTACATTGACGTTCCCGCCACCACGTGCATCGATTGGACCGTGAATGTCGCGGGTCGTACTCAGTGTTTGTGGGGCCATACTTCCCGGTTCAGCTCGTCCAACTGCTTGTCGTGAGCTTCCAGATGTTTCTCCTGTTCGTCCAGTCTCTGGATCATGAGCTTCGTTCCTCCCGTCTGGTTCGCCTCGATGGTCGATAGACGGCCGTTCATCGCCGAGAGTACCCAGATGAGGCCTCCCAGCCCGCTCGCGATCAGTATCGCTACGATCCTCGTCAGATACTCCTGCCATGATGGTTCCTGTGTAGGTGCGGGACCGCCTTCGTAGTTCACTGTAACCCACGGAGGCCGTGCTCCCACCTCGTAATCCGGTGGACCGCGTGGTATCCGGCTCTCCATCCTCGTTATAAGTGCGGCTAGGTGTTTCGCGACTGTCAGTAAACGGTCGAGGAGGCCATGAATGCGAAACCATAGTGCCGCCAGTTTGGTGACCGTCGTTCGTGTACTGCCAGCCGTCGTCGGCGCGTCTCCCTCCTCGGAAATCACAGACTCCATGTGTAATACCTCATGGGAGTTGATAAGAGCCGCTAAAGATGACATCGGTCCCAGCGCCAAAGATGTTGTTGTTGGCCGTTCCTGCACCTGCGGCTGCCAGGGAGCGCATCACGCATTGAGTCGAGCCCGGGGCTACGGTCATGCCGAGCCACGTGACAGCCGTGACGGAGGCGGCGAAGAAATGCGCCTGCCCACCCCCGTAGTAGGTTCCGTTATTGATCAGGGGCAACCCGTTGATCGTGGTTGCAGAGCCAGACCCGATCGCGTTCACGGTCAGCCGGCCCCAGAAGCTCACGCACTTGGCTTTGACGCTATAAGTCCCCTGCTGCACGGTGTAGGTGGCGGTCCCACCTAACGAGGGGGTCCACGTTCCGGTTACGCCATCGAAGTTGACCGTGGCCGCTCCGGTCGCAAGCCCTGTGGGCGGCGTCCCTACGATCGTAGGATCGATGACCGTGAAGTTGCCGGCGCCCGACGCATCGAAGTAATACCCAGCCGCAGCCGACACATTGTCTCGACCGAGACGGCAGTCCGTGATCACGACCGTGCCGCTGGTATTCAGGTTGAAGTTGCGCGAACCCGCACTGCCGCCCAGTCCCGCGTTGAGCACGCGGCAGTCAGACATGAACAAATCCAGCCCCGCGGCATTCGAGAATAGGAGGATGTTGGCCTGGCTGTCCGACCAGTTGCAGTTACGTACGGTCACCCGTCCTGTGGGAGCACCGGTCTGCACTCGGAAGGAACAGGTCAGCGCGTTGAAGATATCGACGCCGTTGATATCTAGGATGGTGACACTCGCGCCCGTCACTCGTAGACCGACATCCGGAATATTGATCGTACCGCAGCTGAGCTTGACCTCTGATCCCTCGATGGTGATGACTTCACCAAGTAATCCTGAGCCGCCGAAGATGGACACTTGCGAGCACTGAAACTCGGAGGCGATGACGTTCGTGCAATTTTTAAGGCTGAAAAGCCCCACACCGCCCAAATTTGGACTGGCCGCTTGAACCTTGATGGCACGCAATGTGAGGCTATTCGAGTTCTGTGTTTGAATGACCTGTCCGCGGTTATGCGTATAGACATGCAGATTGTCAATGGTGACGATGTTGTCTCCAACGGTATCGGTCATGCCGTCATAGAAGGCGTCATAGCAGTTTGACATGACGTTGTTGGTGAACAGAACATCGCCCATTCCGCCGCCGTCTCGGTAAAAACAGCCTTTCATGAACTCGAACGTATTGTTCGATACGCGATAGTTGTTCAACCCTCCACGCAGTACACCGACACTCGTCGAATTATGATCAAACCAGCAGTTATCGATGGAGCCTGAGAAAATAGCCTGACCGGATGCATCCCCACCGCCACCCTCTTTGCAGTAAATGGCCAGCCCCGTATAGGCTACGTCGGTGGAGAATCGAATGTTGAAAAAGGACAGCTTGCCGTTATCCGCCTGATTGAACACCATCGTGTTGATGTTCTGTGGCGCATGGCTGATATCGGTGGTCAGCGGCATGATGTACGTGCTGGTGCGGCTTTCACCCCAGAAAATGATGTTGGCAAAACTGATGAGCCGGATCAGAAGCGGTTGGCTGAGCTTATAGATACCGCTAGGGAAGAAAATAATGCCGGTCGAGCACCCATCAATGGCCTGTTGGATCGCCGCCCAGTCATCCGTTGTGCCGTTGCCGGTCGCGCCATAACGTTTGACGTTTCCAGGCGGGTAGGAATAGTCCACGGGGAAAATGGGTGCCACACCGGGAGAGACGGGCGTGATCTCCTGCGGTGTGCGCGCATAAGAATTGACGGTCGAGAACAGGTCAGAACCCGAGTTAGCGCCTCCTCTGCGTTGGTGAATGGCCTCCAGCACATCGCGGACTTGGGCCATCAGGCGACCTTGCGCACGGACAGGTAGCTTCCCAACCCAACGTTGGTGGCGTTGGCGGAGGAGGACAACTGTGCCCAGGAAATCCCTAGCGTGGCGTTGGAGACCGCCGTCGCAATGAAGCTGCCCTTCATGAAGATCATCTGAGTGCCGATCGACGTCGCGCTCATGTCCGCGATTCCGGAGCCGCCCGAGGCGATGGCGCTGCTGATCCCAATCGAGGAGACGCCCGTAAAGTAGTCCGACCGCATGACGCCCGCAGAAAATGCGAACGTGGGCGCACCAACCGCATACAGATTCCATTTAAGGCCCTGCGTGCTGGTCGTAGTGCCCCAGACGTTGAGCATGGCTTCGAACGCGTAGGTCCCCACCGCGGGAATGACGACCGCCAGATCCGGATCTGCCGCCAGCGTCGTTGTGTTGCTGCGCGCGGTAGTCGCCGCCTTGGCCGCGGTGATCGGCGTGACGATGCCGGCTGCCACCCCGTTAAAGGTCAGCCAGCGCAACGCCGCACTGCCGAGGTTGTAAGAATTATCGACACTCGGGAGGAAGTCGGCCCCAATCTTCCCCTGCCCGTCCCGCGTCACACAGTTGGTGAGACCTGCGGCAAAACCGTTGTCTTCTCCGTCCATGCGCGATGCGGTAATGTTGACACCGGCACCCTTGTCGGTGACCCAGTTGAAGAGCCGCAGGAAGTTGCCGTTTCCGTCAAACGCCATAGGAGATTCCCCTGCATACCGTCATCGCGGTCATGGTTCGTCCGTTTGTCGCCCTCGTGCTGCTCACGCTCGCATGGGGCATCGCGAAGGGTTTGAACTTCGTGATCCCTGAAGGTCCGATGAAGCGATTTCTGTACAAGCCGCGACGCCTCTATTGAGGTTGAGTGGGTGGAGCGGGTTTTTTCAGCAAAGTTGCCAGCGCAGCCGCCGAGGCCAACGCTTGAGGCGCATAGGGCAATGCCGCTTGCGTGGCCGTCCGGCCCGCGAGATTCCCGACGGCCCCTCTGACATCCGCAGGAATGGCGCGCTGCAACGCGTCTGTGAGCGATTGCACGGCGAGTTGAGGGCGAGTCATTCCTGCGGCAAACCGCCTGCCTGTCTGCGATCCGGTGAGTCCGAGCATCCCCGCCCCCAACGGAATGGCCGCATGCGGTGCTAGCGCGGCGCCGGCCGCCCCCGCGCCCAGTGTCAGTACTCGCGCTCCTGTAGGTGGCGAGACCGTCTGAAAGACCCGTGTGCCCGCCTGGGCAAGATCCCGCAAGTCCCCTCCGGCCCCACGCGCATATGCTGGATCGGCCGTGGCGTCGTAGATGGCCTGCGAGAGTTTCGAGGGGGTCAGTCCCGCTACGTTGTCTTTGGATCGAGCAACCGCGTTCTCAACGATCTTGTAGCGACCGTATTGCGAATCCGCCGTTTGCAGCGCTTTGAGCGCATCGGGCGGTAATTGCGAATTCAAAGCGCGGGTGACGTGCTGGTCGGCCTGATCGAAGATCACGGCCTTGTCTTGCGCAATCGTGTCGTTGGCCAGTTTGGCCTTGCGTGCCAACGCCCGGATATCCGAGCGCAGGTTCAACAGATCGGTACTGGTCGGTGACGGGGGAAGTTGGGTCAGCTCGTTTTGCAACGCGGATTTGGCCGCGTCGCGGGCCTGAGCCGTCGTACCCGGCGCGGTGGCGGCTTGGTCGAACAGGTACGACAGTTTCGTCCCCTGCGGGCCATTCATCACGGCCGCTTTGACGGGGATGCCCTTGGCCTGATCGTAGAGCGGCGCATAGGAGTCGTACGCCTGCTGCAACATCTCGTGGATGTTTTCGCTCGGCTTGATGACCGTTCCGGGAGCGGCTCCTTGCTGGATCACGGAGCGCTGGAAATCCTGCTCCGCTCCCTCCCGAGCGCCATGGATGATCTGCTTGACCCCAGGAACGCTTTCAGCGGTCTGCTCGAACTGATTCGCCATGCCCTGCGGATTCATCTGGCCTGGCGTCAGAGAGATTCCCTTATCCAGCAGATACTGAGCTTCTGGCGTGCGGTTGAGGCCGCGCGCGAGCTTGCCTACGAGACTTCCACCGGCTGCCAATCCAGCACCTGTGACGGCTCCCAACGCGGCATTGGGAACGCGTTCGCCCGGGTCGGACGTCACCATGCCCTGCACTCCGCCTTGGAGCCCGGCATTCAGGATGGGGTTGCCCGCGATCGTGGCGCCCAACTTGCCCAGCTGACCGACTGCACCGGAGGCGCCCATGGTGATCGGGGTGGTGATCGCTGCTTCGCCCAGGATGTTGCCGGTCTCCCCTCCCCGTGTTCTCAAGAGCGGCGCATCGATTTCCTTTTCATTCTGCAGCGCCTGATCCGGCACCAGCCCAACCAGATTGCCTATGGAACGGCCTGTGTGAACCATGCCGCGACCGATCCCGGCTGCAAATTCCTGTCCTGGACTCATCCCCCAGGTCGGATCATTCGGCAGCGGCGTAGAGGTTTGCGCCATACCGGCCGGATGGCTCATCGCCTGGTTGTTCTGCGCCTGTTGAGCGGCCAGAAAGGACTGGATCTCCTCATCCGAGTAGCCGGCCGCTTTCGCTGCTTGTGAGTCGAAGGTAGGCATCAGGGTCGAATAAAGCTCGAGAGTGGGGGACGGGAATTCGTCTTGCCGGTGTCGATCGCCTGGTTCTGCTGCTCGAGCCAGTGCGCGGTGTGTCCGGCTTCCCACTCATCGGGGGAAACACCCTTCTTCCATTGGACAAAATCCTTCTGCTTGGCGATCTCCTGCTTGGCCTTGTTGTCCATGTAATCGACGACCTTCTGAAAGGCCGATGGGTCGGACATGTTCAGGTTGGGGTTGTTGCGCATGAACGTATCGAGATCGAAGTTCGTGCCCCGAGAGGTCATGCTGTGAATGACACCCACCGCAAGGGTGCTGGTCTGTTTGACCGCGGCTTGGAGCGCGCCCACATCGACCCCCAGCCATTTGGCCGTAGTCTCAGGGGACACTCCGGCTGCGATCATGTAGGAGCCCAGTTTCATCTTCCCTTCGTTCATGGCCCCCGGAGTGGCTTGAGCGGAGAGGTTCTTGAGCTCGGAGAGCGAGCGGCGAATCTCGGTCGCGCCCGTCGCATTCTTGGACAGCTCGCTGGAATAGTCCTGGCCGCTCTTACCTCCAGCCTCTTGTGCGCTCAGAGTTGCCTTGGAAGCGGTCGTTCCACCGCCCGAGGGCTGACCCACCTTCGGTGCCTGCAGCCCGGTACGCGGCGATGCTGCCGCAGCTTCCTGTCCCAATGCGGGAGGCTTCGGGAATTCATAGACGTCGCGACCCTGCGCATCGACACCGAGTTTCAGCGGAGTCTGCGAGACCGTACCGGCCGCTTTACCGGCTGCGGCTGCGGTCTCCGCCGCTTCTGCGCCCGGGAGTTGTGCGACACCCGTCGGCATGCCGCCCTGAAAGGTCGGCACGCTACCCGGCGCAGTATTCGGATTGTAGGCCTCGAACTGATGAGTGACCGGATTCCAGGACGCGGTCCCTTGGCGCAGATTTTCGTTCGGGATGAAGTTCTGCTTCTGGATGTTGGCTTGAAGCGCCTGCTGGCCCTGCTGAGAGGCCGGATCAATACCCGCGGCGCGGAGCAGCTTCTCCAGGTCGGTCGGCGCGTACCGGCCCGCGAGCGCTTTGGCATACTCCTGTGGCCCCATCATGGAGAGTAATGCCTGGCTCGTGCGTGGCTCGCCCGTGAGCAACATCGCCTGGTTCGGGCTCGGTGCTTGCTGCGCAGGGGATTGAGCCGCAGTGGGCGGCATTTGAGCGGTCAGCGGAGCCACTCCAGGGGCTGATGGAGGCGCCGACGGCGCCGGTGCAGCGGTCGGTGGAGGAGCATTCCCCCCCATCAGCCCCTGGAAGTAGTTCGTCTGCGCGCCCATCAGGTCTTTCTGGGTCTTCCCGGCCAATCCAGCCGCAAGCACCGGCGCAATGCTGGAGAGCGCCGAGCGCTTGGGAATCACGCGCATCGAGTTCCAGTCCTGCGGTGTCTGGCTCATCTGCTGGCTGCCCTGCATGAGAGCCTGTGCCAACATTTGCTTCCTCTGCAGATCCAGATAGGCCGGATACTGCGAGGGGTCCAGGTACGGCGGAGATAGGCCGCTCGGGTCAGGCATTGACGCCTCCGGGCATCGGCATCTGGTTCATCTGCGGGGGCTGCATCGCGCCCGGCAGGATCGGCGGTACACCGGGCTGTTGCGGCCTGCCCTGCTGCAAGGCTTGCATCAGCATGAGTTTCTGCGCGAGCTGCGCGCCGGCGCCCATCGGTGAGCCCTGGCCAGAAGGTTGGGCAAGGCCCGAGGCGAGCATTTGAGCCATGGCTTGGGGATTGGCGCTCATGGGGACCGTCCGGTGTAGTCGCGGGCGTTCTGTTTCAGCGCCGCGTCGAGTTGGGTGAAAAGAGTTTGGGCAGCCGATGGATCGCGGCGCACATGCCAGGGGATGAGTCGGCGCCGCACCATGACTTCACGCGCACGCGCTTGCCGGGCCATCCAGTTGACCAGCAGTGATCGATCAGCGGGGATGTCGATGACAATCACATCATGAAGTACATCGCGGCTAAGGCAGCCAGCGATGTCGCGTCCTGGGTTGTGGCGTTGTTGGAGGCAGTCTGTGCGTTGTAGCCGGCCAACTGACTCTGCAGTTGCTGCCCGAATGCACCCGAAATGTCGGGGGTCAGGGCTTGCGAAGTCCCGCCGCTGGGACCACTGAGCGCGGCCCATTCCTTCAACGGGGTGTCTCGCGTCGTGATCTGATTCTGCAGCCCCTGGCTACCTAGCCCGAACAATCGCGATTGCTCCGCCCCGCCCCCGGTGATGGCCTGGGTCCGGGCGTTGGAATTCTGGAACTCCTGCTCGCGAGAGAGTCGGTCCATCTCGGCGTTGTACGCAGGAGAACCGACAGTGGCGCCGGAGTTCGCCAGCTTGCTCTCCAGGCTGCTGCGCTCCAAATCCTGCTCCGGCTGCAGGTATTGCTTCTGCTGCTTGTAGAGCGCGTCGCGAGTGGTCTGCAGATCGTCCGTGGTCGAGGGTCCGCCCGGCATGCCCGCCAGGCCCGACGTATCGATCGGCTTATCCAGCTGGCTCTGGAATTGCGGCGCCAATGCGGTGGTCTGCGTGTACGTCGGCGCTCCTCCGTAGGCAGATCCTGACGGACTCCCGTTATAAGGCCTTCCCGCAGCGGGTTGAGGACTCAGGCTGAAATAGTTGCCCCCTCCCACTCCGTTTTGAGGAACACCGAAGACATTCGATTGAAAGGAGGGAATCGAGGCTCCCGGACCAGAGGCGGAATTACCCGTCGTGGGAGGGTTGTAGGCCGTTCCAATCGGCATGCCGGAGCCACCCACTGGACCCATTCCCCCTGAAGGTGGCACGGAGGTTCCCGGATAGGAGGCACTCCAGGTCGAGCTGCCCATCGGGTTGACTTGGTTAGTGCGATTCAGCCCCGCGTTGAATAGCGCCGTCCCTGTCGAGAGGCCGTACTGAGCCGCCGCCTGCGTGTAGGGATCGACGGCTTGCGGTGGCGATCCGGAGTCCTTCCGGTAGACCGTCTCCAGAGGCCCATCGAGGCCGCGGAATCTCAGAGCCATCGGCAGCGCTCCTTCGTGAGGCCGTAAATCAACACATCCCCTGTTGTCGTCGCGTGCTTCATGCGTCCCTCTTGCTCGAATCCCACGTGCTCAACCAAACGGATGGACTTGGCGTTGTCCGCGTCGATGAGGGCTGTGACTCGTCGGCACCCGAGCTGCAGGAAGGGATAGTAGAAGATTGCCCGCAGGAATCGACGGGTGAGCGGCGCCTCAAGTGCGCAGGCGATGACAATGTTGGCACCGGAAAACTGAGTAAAAACGACAGCCCCCAGAAGGTTTGGGCCTGCCGAATACCCGATGGCAATGTAGTGACCATTCCATCCCAGAAAGTTGGGCAGTCGTTCTCGGCACCACTGGGCAACCCGCTCATCATCCCCAAAGACCAACTTTCGTTCATAGCGGGCCGCCGTCTGCAAAGAGGTAATCGGTTGAGTACCATTGAGAGACGACACCCGAGAGTTGGATGCTGATCCGTCCGCTTGCTGCATAGCCTAACCCCGCAATACCCTGCCAACTCTTGATGCTGATCGCAGGCGCCGAATCCCCCCACGGCGTCACATCCCACGGACTCGTGTCCCACGGCGCGGTCCCTCCGGAGAGAAAGGGCGGCGAGGGATTGATCACATCCGCAAAATCCACGTTCATGATGATCTGCGGCGCAATCTTCGCGCTCGCCAGAAACACAGGCCGCGCCATCATGAAGTTCTTGAGCTTGCCGGGCTGATTGAAGTACGAGAAAGCAGGCTTGCAATCAACCGTTATTGCGGTCCCAGCATCCGACAGCCCCGTGTCAGCCAGGAACACCTTCGTGCTGCCACCGTAATAGAGTGAATCCTGCTGCAACTCCCAGCAGTTGGCATTCAACGCGTCGAACCGCCACCAGGATTTGACTACCGAGTTCATCACCCATTGATGCATGACCGTGTTGAGTTGGTCCGGTACATTCAAAATGAGCTTGTTTCCCAGCGGGTAATCGATTACCTGCCATCCGAAGTTGGCATTGAATGCCTGCACGTCGTTGTTGATCGCATTGATGATCTTGTAGGTGAGTTGCGCATCCTCCTGCGTGCGATCGGTCAACATCGCTTTGGAGAGCGGCGTGAGTCCATCCGCGGTAATGACTACGATGTCGGAGGCGTACTTCGTATAGCAGCGTCTGCCGATCGGACGGCCGATATTGAAGATGCCGACCAGTGACCATGTCGAGAGTTGCGCCGGGTCATACCCCTGGTAGATCGCGACCTCACCCTCACTCGTGATGAACACCGCGTAGTCATCGATCCCAGAGACGTTGTCGATGGTCCACGTGGCCATCTGCATCAGCGTGCCACCCTTCTTGAAGAGTTGACCCAGCGGCAGCATGGTGAGCACGCCCTGATAGCCCCTAATCGTGGCATACCAGACGTTCATCGTGTTGTTTTCGATGTACCAGACGCGCTCCTTGAATACCGTGACGGTGATGAGGGTGGAGGGAACCAACGCAGCCCCGGTCAGTGAATTCGTTCCGCTGATGCTGGTGGCGGACCAACCGCCCACGGTTTCGACCGTGATGGTGAATCCCGATCCCGCACCGCCCAGATTGGCATTGGAAGCGGAGAGCACATCGCCGACCAGATAGGCAGAGCCGATCGTAGTTACGGTCACCGAGGTCACCGCACCGCCGGCCACGACAATCGTGGCTTTCGCGCCCGAGCCCGTACCGCCCGTAAGCGGGACTGCGGTATAGGTTCCCGTTGCCGTATAGCCACTGCCGCCCACGAGCGTCTTCAGAGTCGTGAGTGAGCCCTGTACGCCACCGTCATACCGTCGAACCGTATCCGAGCCGTTGGCCACGATCAGCGCATTCCCGCCACCTGCATTGAACATGGCATGTTGCCAGCGGGCACTCGTGAGACTGCCCACCACCGCCGCTCCGACAGCTCCTTGGGCGGTGATGTCGTAGATACCGGCGACACTCGCGCCATAGAGCTTGCGGGTGGTCAGGCCGTTAAAGGCCATGATGGTTTCGACTGCGCCGGGCAATCCGGAAGCCCAGAGCACCGTGCCGTTACGCGGGATCTGCACATAGGACGGAGTGCCGAAACAATTGGAGGCGGTGACTGCATCCGTCGGCGGCATAGCGGCCAACGCATCGCGCGCGTTGACTCCGCCCACGGGAGCAGCGACGGATTCACTCTCCGGCTCGATCTGCCGGACCGGTTCCTTGCGCCGTGCTGAGCGTCCAAAGCTCATAGGGTCCAATTTCCAATCGGAACCGTGACCACCGGTTGCAATTCGTTCGGCGGACCCGCCAGATTCAGGCGCGGTTTGCTGCCATCGCGCGAGATCGCATCCGCGATCGCATCCTCGGCCTTCTCGTAGTCCTCGTCATAGGACAATTGGTTAGCGCGCTTGAATCGCCAGATCGCATCCAAGGTGAGGAGACGTTCATCCAGAATCGCGACATCGCTATCCTGGAGCAATCCGGCTTGCGGCGCCCCGTCTTTGGAGGTTGCCCAGTACTTGCTGCACCACTCGAAATAGACCGACTGCCCTGCGGCTGGTGTCGGAAAGAACAGCATCTGATTGGACCGCAATCGATAGGAGACCCACGGACCGGAGGAGAACTGCGCCTTGAGGTTCTGCCACTCGGCGGCTGACTTCGGACCAAAGAGCGGACGACGCTGGGTCCGGTTCCACATCGTCTCATTGACGATGAAGTTGAAGTCAATGCCCGCAATATTCTGGATCGTGCCCTGGACCTCGGTCGCAACCGTGTTGAAGGTCGCTTCCCGGGTCATCACCTGCCAGGAGTGGCGGGCGCACAGTTCCTGGCCGGCTTCGTTAATCAGCTCGACAGCTTGCAAAACCGCAGGATCAGCCGAAGTCACCGCCACGATCGGTTTGGACTTCAGCACCCGCAGTGTGAGGCTCTGACATATCGTGAGGAGGCTCAAGGTACTCCTACGCGGCTTCCTCGCGCTTGCGCTTGCGGGGAACGTCCTCCTCGAGCCGAGCCTCGAGGGCCTTCAATCGCCCCTCCTGACTATCAATCACCAGCCGCTGCCGCTCAATTTCTGCTTTGGCCTTGGCGAGCTCCTGGGCGTTGATCCCCTTCTGCTGACCTTCGGCGATCCAGGCGCGAGCCAGATCGCGCATGTAGCGCGCATCCAACCCGTATTCGGCCAAACCCGTATCGGGAATGGCCGCGAGATCTTCCACCACCGTGATGCCTAGAGCCCGCAGCCGCGTGTTCTGCTCAGGGCTCACCATCTGCCAGGTCATAATGGGGGTGCCATCCCGGGGCAACTCGTGGCCCTCGCGCCAGGCTTTGTACTGGCGTTCGAAGTGCTCGACCCACTCGATGTTGTAAGCACCCTGAGAGGCCTCCCGGCGCTTCCGGGGTAGCCACTCATCCGCAATCTGGTCTGACGAGTCTTTGCTCCCGTGACTCGTGATGATGATGAAGGTGGAGGTTTTCGGGATATGGCGTCCTGCCTTGATAGAGGCTTCCTCGTCGCGCCCATAGTCGCGATTCTCGAACCGCACGTGCGGCATGATCTCTTTGGCCAAACCGATCGCCATAGGAGGTTATCTCCGAGTAAAAATATCGAGCGGGTTAGCCGCTCAAGCAGATTGCGAAGCAATGTAGGTCAATGGATCAATGCACCACCAATCCACAAACGGAGTCGCGGTTGCGATTGAATAGGCGGCATTCGCACTCAATCCATTGATCGTGCCGCCCACCGGGGGATACAACGAAAGCGCGTTGGCGCCCCCGTTGTAGACCGTTCCCGAATCGGTCGGATTGGAGGGTGGAATGATGGCGCCGGTGCTCGCCGCAACGGTCGTGAACTTGCAGATATCCGCGGGCAGCGCCAGCGCCGTCGCCTGCGTGCTGCCCGTAGCCGTGAGGTTATTGGCTACGGTGCCCTGAATAGCACGCGCCGCCACGGCTGACAGTCCCGCCACGACCATCCGGGTTTGCGCGCTCACGTGATCGCCCCTTGCGCGAAGGGCCGGTTGATGATCGCCGAGCCGTAGCCGGTGTACGTTCCCGTGATCGTCACCTGACCAGAGGCGGTCGAGTTCTTGTCTCCGAAGGTCCCGATGGCCGATCCGGTGTAGATGCGCTTGCCATCCGGGTCCAGGCCTGCAACGACCGTCGAGGCCGGGATACCCGTGCCGGACAGCGCCATGCCGAGGAAGAACCCGTCATAGCCCTTCTGACACAGCAGCACGTTGTTGCCGTTGGTAGTGAGCGCCGAGACCGTGATGGTGCCGGTGGCGGAGACGCGGTTGCGTACGTTCACCAGCTGCTTGCCGGTGGCGGACGCGCCCACAACCCCTGCGGCTGCGATCGCCACGTTGGCATCGGCTGCGACCGTAGCGCTGGTTTTGTAAACCGCACGCCCCGAGATCTGCAACCAGCCGAAGACACCAGCCGCCATGGGCGCCATCGCGACACCGAAGGGGAAGCCCTGCAGCGTGGTGGAGGGAAGCAAGACACCCGTGTAGGTCTCGTCCCAAGCCACGAGCGAACCTTTCAGGATCACGTCATTGGATTTGACGTAGATGAACTCACCGGTACCCCAGTAAGGGTCCACAGCGTTGATCGTCATGCCGAGCGGCTGGCGCTGCACCGTGTCGGGTGTGAACCAATCGTTGAACGGCTGCGTACCGACCGTGGGAGAGATTGCTGCAAACATGTTCGTGTTTTCCTTCGGCTTATTAGGCCTTGAGGACTCCCTGGAGGCTGCGGTTCGAGCACGTGAGGTTGCCCATCCACAAGACGGGGATGACCACGGCATCCTGGTTGACGCTGTGCAACTCATCCATGATGGTCATGTTGGCGTCCCGGTGTGCCACCGCCTCGAAATACTCCGTGTTGACGAAGTACCCGTGCGTGGCAGGGATGCCGCCGCTCGAGTCGAAACCGATATCCATTCCCTTGTACTTCATCGTGATGAAGCCGCCATCCGCCGTGTCCTTGTCGGTGTAGCGCTTGATCGAGGTCTGACTCTGCTCGTACATCGTGAAGAGGTCATCCGAGAACACCCCCACATCCGGCATGTCGATGCCGCGGGTGAGCTTGATGTACAGCGCCAGCATGAGCGATTCGATGGTGGAGGGTCCGAGGGTCAATGCACCGCCGCCCTGCAGCGGAGCGGCTGCTGATTGCACGATGCTCTGCCAGAAGGGGAAACTGGTGGAGTTGATCTGTCCCACCGTTCCGAGACCGGTATCCGCGATCAGCGCCTGCACACCGTTGATCTGATTGGCGGCCGTGCCGTCCGAATACAGATCGGTCGAGAGCCCGTTCTTGAAGCTGTTGTTGGCGTTGCGCAGCTTCGACTTCGTGAAATTGATGATCCGGCTCTCGCCCATGTTCGTGCGCAGCTCGAGACCCGAGGCCGCGACGTTCACGGCGACCTGGCGCCAGGGGTATTCCGCCGCCGTCAGCACGTCCACCGCGTTGATGGCCAGCGCATCAAATCCCGAGTAGCGCTGGTAGGTCGAGTTGGTGGCGTATTCCAGGGGCGTGACGATCGACAATCCGCCGTCTTCGGTGCGGATGCGCCCCTTCGCCATGAGCCGGCGATAGAGCCAGTTGTGCTTGCTGACGTTGTCAGCGACTTCGGTGCGGTGCTTGCGGAACGTCGTGGACGCAAGTTCCGTCCACGCCGTAAAGAGTGAGGTAATGCCCGCGGGCATGATGGTGACTCCAGTTCATACGGTTAGCTGATGAGTCCCAACTCACGTGCGGTCGCAGCGATCGTCTCGTCTATCGTTCCGGGTTTACCGGGACTCGGAGTGGACGCTCGCCGAGGCACATTCACGCTCGCGGCTCGCTTGGCTTCTCGTACGCGGTTCTGGTTATCAGCCTCGCGGACTTGCCCATTCCCTTGGGCCTGCTGTAGCAGTGCGCGGATCTCGGGGTTACCCCAAGTCGCGGTGTCATAGGCGCGTTGTAGCACTTCGCTATGCGCTAAGCTAGGGTTGGCGGCGCGAATTTGCGGCACGAGTGCGCTCATTTCGGCCCCGATATCCCCAATGTACGGATGCTTGGGCTGTCCCTTCTCATCCACCTCGCTCATCCAGGTGGTGACCGAAGACTCCAAAGCCTCCCGCTCCCGCTGTGCGGTCTGCTGCTGCTGGGTGTTCAGATGCTGCAGGATCTGATCGACGCGCGGATCTTGGAAGGTCTGCGGTTGGGTCGGTTGCTGCCCCGGCTGTTGTCCGGGCTGGGTTGGCTGCAGCCCAAGATCCACTCCGTACTGCCGGGCCACCCCCAGCACGACGTCCCGCTTCTGCTGCGGTGTTCCCATGCGCAGGATGGCCGCGGTCTTCATGAGCTCGGCGAAGGCCACCTCGGGTCGACCCCCCGCTTCGGCATCGATCAGCGCTTTATAGGGCGCCACCACCTCGCGCATCGACTTGCCCAACTGAGCATCGGGCGCTAGCTGGTGATGGCCGTCATGGAAGTCCTGCTCGCGCCGATGTATCTCGGCCTTGATGGCAGGCGGGAGTTTGTCGTACTCGGCCCGCGCGGCCGGTCTCCACGTAGAAGGCGCCCGATTAACGTCCCTCTCTGCAGCGACTCCTGGAGGTCCAGCAACTGGAGTCTCAGGTGCAACCGGAACAGTTTCAGGTATTCCGGGGGAAGGGCCTGCTTTTGCAGGTTCGCCCTTCTCATCTTTCGCCTTTGGCGTGAACCGGCCCCGCTCATCGCGTCCCTCATCCGGCTCTTTGGCCGGTGCTTGTTCGCCCTTCGCCTCGACAGGCTCCGGAGTATGCGGCTCAGGCGGCTCATCTTCCATCGCGTACTTACCGCGGATGGCCTCCCAGTCGGCTGCCATGGTTTCATTGATGTTTGCGTCGTTGAGAGCCATTACCTACCTCTGAATACTTTGCGAATGCGCTCGGGGGCTTCCGCCCACGCTCGATGCGCCATTTTCTCGGCCAGTTGATCGGTCTGTCGGTCCAACTCGGCCCGCCGCTTGGCAGCCTCTTTGGACTCCTGCTCGCGCCCCTCATAGGGTCGGCAGTTGGAGCGCGCCAGATCGTTCCTGCGCTGCCTACGCCCGTCCACAACGCGTCCATCGATGGGGGATTCATAAGCGGGCAGGTCATCCCAGATCGCCGGCGCCAGGGACTGCTGGCGCGAATCCCACGGCACTTCAACCATGCTCTTGCTGGTGGCATCCCAGCGATAGCGCCTACGCATAACGCTCCTTGAAGCGGCGTTTCGCGCGCTTCCATCTACGACTGTCTACCCACGCGCAGTCCATGTTCACGGAGATCGTCCCGCGCAACGCGCAGCGGGGGATTCCCCAATTCATCATTTGAAGACCCGAGATCCTGTGATATCCAGGTCGGTGGAGAGTGAGCCAGCTAACCATCGACCC